GATGGCACTATTTCGTTTGATGCCGGCCAGATTCTTTATGAGATAGCATGGCAACGTCCCGAGGACTATGATCTCAATACCGGGTTAGCAGATCCCTATGCCAAAACTTTTTTAAAGTACGGCGAGAGGGAAGCACTACAAAGCAACATCTATCAGGCAACCAAGGTGGTGAGTGAATTTCGCGGCGGACGGTTTGAGCAAACCATAGAAGGTTCCATATGCATTTTTACCAAAATTGCCCCACTCAACAATTATAAAACTGTAGTGGCCGACAACACACCGGTGCAGAATCAACGAACCAATGCCAGCACAGTGTCGCAGGCAACAACATTTGGTGGAACCACAAATCCATCATTGTCAGCGTCATCGGCATCATTGGTGGCCCCGGCATCCAACAGCTCGGGTACAGTACCGGCCCCAGCACCGCCACTGGCTATCACTGAGAGCAATTCCAATACACCAAGCACCACACCTGAACAGTTTGCTGCCGCGGACCAGTCCCGACAACCATTACAGGATGTGCCAAACATTGTGCCAGCACTGCCATCTACGCCGGCCACCAGCAATGGGCAGACCATTGGCGGATACGGGTTTGGCACAGTGGTCAATTCTCCTCCGGTGTTGACCGTGGGTGCAGGGCGAACATCTCTTGATGCTCTACAGTCAGCCGCAGTAAATATACCGCCCTATCTAACACGCAGAGACGCATAATGGCCAACACTTCCAACGATAATATACCACGCAACAAAGTAAGCTCAAACTATTCATTTGACAGAGGCGGATATCCTGCAGAGTTTGGACCGTTCACTGGAGTGGTAAAATCCACTGTGGATCCCACTAGGTCAGGCCGACTGCAGGTGTATATTGAAGCATTCAATGGCGGCATGCTGCTCGAAGATGATCCTAATACCTGGACCACAGTCAGTTATATGCAACAGTTTGGCGGATCAACACCGCCGCCACCGATGTCAAACCCTGGAACCACTGGATCCTACGGCAGTTATCCAGGAAATCAAAACAGCTATGGCATGTGGTTCACCCCTCCAGACATAGGAATCACTGTGTTATGCATATTTGTCAATGGCCAACGCGATCAAGGCTACTACATCGGAACTGTGCCCGAACAAGGACTAGGCAGCATGTTGCCGGCCATTGGAGCCAGCTCTAGATATATCATTGACGATAAGAATGTCAATCAACAGCAATATTTTGCCGCCGCACCATTGCTACCGGTCGCTGAGATCAATGTCAATAACGATGAAATTTTCAACAGTCCAACATTTTTCAATCAACAAAAACCTGTTCACAGCTATGTTGCTGGAGTGATGTTCCAGCAAGGGCTGATCAATGATCCTGAACGTGGGCCTATCAGAAGTTCCAGCCAACGAGAAACTCCTAGTGCTGTGTTTGGCATAAGCACACCAGGTAGTCCTATCTATCAGGGTGGCATGTACCCCAACGACATACGAAAAAAAATCAACGACGGATCAATCACTCCTGGACAAGCACAGGTCATAGGCCGAGTTGGGGGCCATACTTTGGTCATGGATGATGGAGACTTAGAAGATAACAATCAGTTGTTCCGCCTGAGAACCAGTAAAGGTCATCAGATCACCATGAGTGACAGCGGAAACTTTTTCTACATAGTTCATTCTAACGGTCAGACTTGGTTGGAATTTGGGGCGGAAGGCACAGTGGATGTGTATTCTACAAACTCTATCAACATGCGTACCGCAGGAGACATAAATTTCCATGCCGACAGAGACATCAACATGTTTGCCGGTAGAAATGTGCAGATCAAGAGCACCAACCGCATGCAGTTGGAAAGTATGAACACCATGGTACTGGATGCACAACAAGACATAACCATGTACAGCAAAGCCACTATAGGTGTCAAAGCCGACGGAGCATTGACCATCAATAGCGCATCGGGCAGTTGGGGCAGCGGCAGTGAATTGATTGTGACTGCGGATCAGATTGATCTCAATGGACCTGCAGCCGGCCGTGTGGCCACACCAAACCCTATAACCAAAACTGTGTTTGATGACGTGCAGTTTGACACCAGCATTGGCTGGGTGACCAAGGCTGACAATCTGACCAGTGTTTGCAGCAGGATTACCACTCACGAACCATATCCATATCACAACAAAGGTGTGGATATTCCGGTAGCATTTGAAAGAGGATATGCTGTGCCTCCAGGAGCAAGCCCAGTACCCGCCGGCGTAGAAATCATAGCGAGATAACATGGCCATACACACATTCACACTACCCAATGGTCAACCGTTTGACATCAAAGGTATTAACCTTGACTTTGCTCAAGCCAAGGCCATCTTTGACAAACAAGCTGCCACAGGATCATTGATCGGTCTCAAGCCCGGAGACGTACTAAGTGCAGCCACACAGGCTCAGGCTGGATTACAAAGTGCGCAAGCTCAAGTAGGACAAGCGTTGAGCGGAGTTACTGGCGCCTTGGGTGCAGGTATTCCTGGTGCTACTGGTATCATAGGCAGCGTGTCAAAAAGTCTTGCCAGTGCGGGTGGTGCATTAGGTGGCAGTCTTTCTGCCGGCGTTACTGGACTCACAGGTGCTATTGGGCCAGCAGTGAGCAATCTGCAAGGATCACTGAACGGAGCTGCTGGCAGCATCAGCGCATTGGCCACTTCTGCTGTGGGCACACTCAACAAAGCCATATCGGGCATACCCAATGGGTCAGCAATCAATACTGCTGATTTTGCCAAGCAGATTCCGGCATTGGGAAATATTGGCAGTCTCAGTGCTCCAGATGTGACTGGACTGATGGCTCAGACAAAAAATCTAGTGGGGCAGGCCGCAGATAAACTGAGCAATTTCAAAGGAGTAGGATCATTTGGACTTGATGTGCCACAGTTGGAAACAGCAGGAATCCTCAAACCAGGAACATCAGCATTGCAGGCCGCTTCGGGAGCATCTTTGAGAGACATGCTCAAAAGCGCATCTGCATTCACAGGAAAACTGGGTATCAAAAGCGCCGATGCTTTGTTGGCTAATGCTCCTGCACAGGCACAGATACAGCAAGATCTAATGGTAAAAGGACTAGCTGGCGCAGCATCGTTGGGCATCCCAACAGGCATACTCAGCGCACCTGCACTGGGAGCAGTGGCTGTGTTGGCGGCTAAAAGTGTGAGCAATGCTGTGTCATGGCTCAAAGGAACTCCGGCCGCAGCAGGTGTTCCAACATCGGCCGCAACTGCCGCTGCGGCTATCGCTCCCAATGTGACCAATGCTGACGCTGCTCGTATGAGTGCATACTCAGTGAATCTCACACAAGAAAAAGTACCTGAAGTTTTCAAGACACAGGTCACTCCCACGCCTGCAGAAAACACAACCAATCGAGAAACGGTAACTGCTGCCACCACTCGAGTGTTGGGCAATGACAAGATACCTCCACCTAATTATTCTAAACAAGACAGTGATCCTGTTACTGGCAGCAAGCGTGATGCTATCAATGCCGGATTTGAAGCGGCGATCACTGCGCTGGAAACTTCAAATGCACGATTTGAAACCCTCTTGGGGAATGTACAGGTACTGGAAAATCAGCAGGTGATCACTCAACAACAATTTGACAGTGTTGCTAATGAATGGAAGGCCACAGCAGCCTATGCCGACAATGCAAGAAAAACCATCATCGATCCTGCTTTTGCTCTGTATGAATCTGCTGTGGCATCGTACAGTCCGGGCATATCGGAACGTGCAGTTGGATTACTTGGAGTACGCAACGGCACGTCTCCGGTGAGACTGCAATTTATACAACTGACATCGGCTATCAACACACAGCAACGTGTGCTAGGTATTCGGGCATCTGGTCTGCAGACCAGAATCAAAGAATTGCAGAAACGCATCTCCACCAATGTCAGCTGATTTTTACCGGTAAATACTGTATGGCACAAACATTCATAGGTTTCAACACAATCAATCAATACAAGAAATTCACTTTGACTGATTTTCCTTTGATCAAACAAGACCTCTTGAACGCATTTAACATACGTCAAGGCGAACTGCCGGGACGTCCAGACTATGGCACCTTGCTATGGAATTTCTTGTTTGAAAATCAAGTTGAAGAACTGCAAAACAATATAGTGGCCGAGATACAACGTGTGGCCGGTGGTGATCCCAGAGTGTTTATTTCGGACATACAGATATTTCCCCAGGAAAATGGCATCTTGATACAACTAGAACTCACTATAACACCTTCAACAGACGCAAGCCGATTGGCCATATTCTTTGACATAGTGTCTCGACGAGCCAGTTTTATTTAGGTATAAACTGCGCAGTTTTTTGTGTCCATAAATAAACAACAAGGCACAAAAGGTCGAAACCAATGGCAACAACAACTAGACAAACAGCAATCTTCGGAGTAGAGGACTGGAAACAAATCTACCAGACCTATAGAGAAGCTGACTTCCAAAGCTATGACTTTGAAACTCTGCGCAAAAGTTTTGTTGATTATCTGCGCCTGTACTATCCCGAAACATTCAACGATTACATTGAGTCTAGCGAATTTATTGCGCTGCTGGATGTCATGGCATTCATGGGGCAGGCATTGGCCTTTCGTACTGATCTCAACACAAGAGAAAACTATCTAGACACTGCTGAACGCAGAGATTCCGTGGTTCAGCTGGCAAACTTGGTCAGCTACACTGCCAAACGCAATACCGAAGCACAAGGCCTACTCAAGGTTTTTTCGGTAGTAACAACCGAAAATGTTACAGACTACAATGGTGTTAATCTCAGCAACGTCACAGTGGATTGGGCAGATCCTACCAACCCTGATTGGCAAGAGCAATTTACCACCATCATCAATGCAGCATTAGTTGATACACAACGTGTGGGCCGTCCAGGCAATCGTCAAACCATCTTGGGTGTGCGAACTGACGAGTATGGTATCAATCTTGTGCCGGGCTTTTTGCCAGTGATCCCCTACACTGCCACAGTGGATGGTATCGTCATGCCATTTGAAGCCATGACCAGCACTTCGGTTGGTGAAAACTATCTTTACGAACCCAGCCCCAAGCCCAATCAAGCGTTCAACATATTGTTCCGTAATGATCAACTGGGATTCAACAGCAACAACACTGGTTATTTCTTCATGTTCAAGCAAGGTGTGCTGCAAAATCAAGACTTCAACTTGGCTGAACGCATTGCCAACCGTACTGTGAATATCAACATCGACGGTGTGAATCAAGAAGACCGCTGGTTATTCCAGTTGGACAATGTGGGCAACATCAATCGCGAATGGCAATATCAGGAAAACATCTATTCAGCTGCTGCGGAACAGATTGGAACCAGCCTGAGACCCATATTCTCTGTGACCAGCAGAGCCAACGATCAGATCACACTAGTGTTTGGTGATGGTGTGTTCAGTGAGATCCCAGTGGGCACATTCCGCTGCTATGTTCGTGCATCCAACGGATTGCAATACATCATCAATCCTGAAGAGATGCAATCGGTCAGTTTGCCTATCAGTTACATCAGTCGCAGCGGCAATCTTGAAACCATAACATTTACCTGTGGTATCACACAACCGGTAAGCAACAGCCAGTCAAGAGAACCTATCGCACAAATCAAACAACGTGCTCCGGCTCAGTATTACACACAGAATCGCATGGTAAATGGAGAAGATTACAACCTGTTTCCATACACTCAGTACAACTCCATCCTCAAAAGCAAG